TTTTTCTACACAAGTATTGGTTGTGAGGAGTTATTTTATGACTTGTTTCTACCCGAAGCAAGCGTTACGGCTTCACTCGCTTACGAGAATCGGTAAGCGTGCTATTCGATTTATCTCATTTGAGAAATATCAGTCACTTTTGTCCCATCCGGGATATAAGGATGACCTACTTAGTGGTTTACCCTGTGGTCAGTGTACTGGGTGTAGACTCGAAAGATCACGACAGTGGGCTATTCGTATGATGCATGAAGCTCAGCTTCATGAATCTAATTGGTTCCTTACACTTACATTCTCTGATGATCATCTCTTAAAAAGAGATTTTCCTATGTCGCTTGACAAGCGTGATTTTCAATTGTTTATGAAACGTTTGCGAAAGCGTTTTGGTAAGGTTCGTTATTTTATGTGTGGAGAATATGGTGATATATTCAAACGTCCTCATTATCACGCTATATTATTTGGTATTGATTTCCTTGATCGTGAATTACATTCGATCAAAGACGGTATGCGTTATTACACTTCTAAATCTATTTCTGATTTATGGCCTTATGGTTTTAACATTCTTACAGATGTTACCTTCGATACCTGTGCTTACGTAGCACGTTACATAATGAAGAAGCATCTCGGTAAAGATGCGCATCTACAATATGATGGCAATTTGAATCCCGAAACGGGTGAAATGATTGGACATCGTATTCCGGAGTACACTACAATGTCCCGGCGTTCTGGTATTGGTAAAGCTTGGCTCGAGAAATATTTACAAGATGTTTTTCCGAGAGATAAGGTTTTTGTTTCAGATAAGAAGATTTTCTGTAAGCCACCTAAGGCTTATGATTCTTATTATGAAATAATTAATCCTGTTGATTTCGCTCGTATTAAGTCTGATCGTGTCGCTTCTGCTTTAATCAATCAACCTGATGACGTTCAACGTCATTTGCATGCTTCCAAAGTTATTAAGGAACAGCAAATTTCTATTCTTAAACGAAACTTGGAGTAATTTATGTTAGTACTTGATGCTTGGCAGCAAGGTGATATAGAAATCTATATGTTAGATTTCTTTAAAGACGGTGGTGTTCGTTTAGTTTTTTCTTATTTTTAACTTGGAGTTATTACTATGTCTGATTTACGTTTATATTCTTTATTTGATGCTGGTGCTCAAGCTTACCTTCGTCCATTTTGGTCTGATTTTAAGGTAAATGCCCAGCGTTCTTTTCGTCAACTCGTCAATCAAACAGGAAATGCTGATAATATGGTAGCTAACCATCCTGATCAGTTTACTTTGTTTGAATTGGGGGTTTTTGATGTGCGAACTGGTGTTTTCTCATCTCATTCAATTCCTATTACATTGGGTAATGGTCTTGAATACAAGGATGTAAGCGCTTAGTTTTTTATGGAGACCCTCACTTGTTTTTTAAGTGGGGGTCAGTAAGGTTTTTTTTCTACGGAGTTCTACCTATGACTATGCACAATCCTTCTGTTATGACTCATGATTTTTCCAAAGCTCCTGTTGTTAATCACCCTAGATCGTCGTTCGATCGTTCTTATGGTGTTAAGACAACTTTTAATGCTGGATATTTAATTCCTATTCATGTTGATGAAGTGCTTCCTGGTGACACTCATAATTTACATTCTACTGTTTTACTTCGTTTTGCGACTTTATTGTTTCCGTTAATGGATAACATCCACGTCGATCTACAATTTTTCTTCGTGCCGAGTCGCATTATTTTTGACAACTTTCAAAAGTTGATGGGCGCCCAGGCTAATCCTGGGGATTCTATTTCTTTCATATGCCCTACTGTTACTTCAACTAATACTACTGATTTCGGTGAAGGTACTATTTATGACTATATGGGCATTGCTACTAAGGTTTCTGGCGTTGCTGTCAATTCTCTTCCTCTGCGCTGTTATAACAAAATTTGGAACAGCTGGTATCGCGACCAATTATTACAAAATAGTGTTGTCGAGAATCAAGACGATGGTCCCGATGCTGTTTCAGATTATTCTCTTCTTCGTCGCGGTAAGCGTCATGATTATTTTACTTCGTGTTTGAATGCTCCGCAGAAAGGCGCGGCTGTGTCCCTGCCTTTAGGTACTTCTGCTATTGTTAAGACTTCTGCCGCTAATAATTTTACTGGCTCTCAAGAAGCTTTAACGATGTTTACTACTACTGGTGCCGCTCCTACTGTTAATACTGTTGCTACTTTTGGCGGCTCTGGTGATCTTGGCGTTGGTGCCGCTGGTTCTTCACCATCTGTTGGTGTTTACCCGGCTAACCTTTACGCCGATCTTTCTACGGCTACTGCCGCTACTATTAATGCTCTTCGTTTAGCGATTGCTACCCAACAACTTCAGGAAACTGATATCCGTTGTGGTACTCGCTATCAAGAGATTTTATGGGGTCATTTTCAAGTTGATGGTGGTGATGCTCGATTACAACGTCCCGAGCTTTTATCTGTCTACTCTCAACTTATGTCTGTTAATACTGTACCCCAATCTGCTCCTGCTTCTGGTGGCTCTACTCCTTTAGCTTCTCTTGCCGCTTTTTCTACCGGCGTTGTAAATTCCGCCGGATTTGTTAAATCCTTCGTCGAGCATGGTTATATTATTGGTTTAATCTCTGCTCGCGCTGATCTCACATATCAGAATGGTACTGATCGTATGTGGTATGTTTCTTCGCGTCTTGATTACTATTGGCCTGAGTTCGCAAATCTTGGCGAACAGGCTGTACTTCAACGCGAAATTCTAACTGATGGTACTTCTAATGATACTGGTGTTTTTGGATATCAAGAGGCTTGGGCCCATTATCGGTATAAGAACTCTAAGATTACTGGTCTTTTCCGTACTAATGCTACTGGCACTCTTGATTCTTGGCATCTTTCTCAAGATCTTTCAGGTGGTGTTGCTCTTAACTCTACGTTTATAGTTGATAATCCTCCTACTACTCGTGTTAAGGCTACATCCGGTGACCCTGATTTTATTTGTGATATTTATCACAAGTTAATTTCTACTCGTCCTTTACCTATGTATTCTGTTCCCGGTTTACACCGTTTATAAGGATATTCTTTATGGGTATTTTTGATGCTATTGGTAGTATTTTTAGTGGTGCGGGCGGCGGTCTTGCCGCCGGTGCCGCATCTGCTTATGGTACATACTCTACTAATCAAGCCAATCGCTCTATTGCTCGCATGACTAATGAATATGGTCTTGCTAATGCTCGTGAGGCGATGGCTTTTTCTGAACGTATGTCTAATACGCAATATCAGCGTGGTGTTGCTGATATGAAAGCCGCCGGTATTAATCCTATGCTTGCATATTCACAAGGCGGCGCTTCATCTCCTTCTGGTACATCTGCACAGGCTATTGCCGGTGCTAATCAGGAGAATGCTGTTTCTGCAGGTGTTAATTCTGCTATTGATACTATTACTACTCAAGCTCAGCTTAAGAATCTTGCTGAGCAGAACAAACTTATCAAGGCTCAAGTTGATAAAACCAAAACCGATACTGCTACAGGTAGAGCAGGTTTACCTGCGGCTGTTGCTGAGGGCTCGATTTGGTCTTGGGCTCTTAATAAGTTGACTAAGGGCGCGGCTATTTTTAATAAAGTCCGTAAGCCCGGTTATGTTCCTACAATGAACCGTAAGGGAATGGATCCTGCTTCTTGGCAGAATTCAGCCGGTACTGTTAAACCCGGTCATGATCTTAATGACCATAGAACCTTTAACAAAGGTATGCACAAAGTCTTATATGGCAATCGATAATTGGAGTTTTTTATGTCTAAATGTAAACGCCCTGCAGTTGGTGAAATTTGGTACGATTTAGCTGGTAACGAATGCTATTACCGTGAGAACGGTACTATATCCTGTCGCACTGTTAATAATGAACCTTCATTGACTATTCAGAGCGAACGCGATAAGTGTGATTTGAACATTATTAAATCAATTTATGATCGTACAGGAATTATGCATAATGTACGTCAAGAAGCTCCTCGATATGGTGACTTTACAAGTTCTACTGATTACCATGATATGGTTCTTCGTGTTCAAGAGGCTCGTGATGACTTTATGCTTCTAGACGCTCACACACGCGCTATGTTCGATAATGACCCGGGCAAGCTACTTGCCTTCGTCTCTAACCCTGAAAATCGCGCTAAGGCGATTGAATTGGGTTTAATCGCGTCTCCGGCCGATGCTCCGCAGGCTTCCCAAGTGCCTCAGGGAGACTCGGCTCCCCCATCGAAAGATGGGGTGTAATGCCGTTCCCACCAGTTCTTACTTGACGTAACTGGTGGGACTGACACCAATTATCGATAAACGATAATTTGTCAGTCTGTTTTTTGTTCATCTTTTTTCTAAAAAAGGGGTTTATTTATGAAAAGGTTTAAGCCAAGTTCGAAGAATTCTAAGAAGGTTTTTCATAACACTGCTAAGCGAGTCCATCCGCTTAATCGTCCACACCACATGCGTGGTGGATGGCGCTTATAGTTAGCAGTTGGGCATATAAGTTACAAGCTTATATGCCCTTTTTCTACACAAGTATTGGTTGTGAGGAGTTATTTTATGACTTGTTTCTACCCG